GGCTGAACCTAGTATTTGCACACTTTTGGTTTGATGAATGTGTAATGATTGATTATCACCATGAACATAATGATGACATACAAAACAATACTCATGGCCATCTGAATAAACACTGTTTGCATCAGATGATCCACAATTAAGACACTCCGAGTGCCTGACGAACTCGCTCTTGGAGGTCTCCATAATGTGTTGCTTGTTTTGTATGATACTGTGCCCAATCATCTAAAGCCAATAGAAACCCTTTGATAATTGCTTCACCATATTCAGGCATATCAGCTTGTGCATCAGCCATAAAGTCCAAAAATTGTACTTTGTAATACTCGGGTGTACCGTATTTTATAGAAGCCATTGTAGTGGAATGTTAGTAAAGGAAGTCCACGGTATGTCGTGTTTCTCACACCATTTTGCATACGTGGTTTTTGATTTCTTGCTGATTGTATTGAAGGGAGCCTGAAAGACCATACGTAGATCTAGATCAGGGTTAAGTGTTTTAACTGCCTTGATCTTACGACGGTCATCAGATTCCCAGTAACCTTTGCATTCTAAATGAACACCATTAGGTAAAATAAAGTCTGGAGTATAGACATGTTCAATGACATAAGGAACCTTAACGGTTTCATACTCATACTTCACTCCAAGCTCAACAAGAAGATCAGCTACCCGTTCTTCTAGCTTGGAACGAAATGCCATCAGTCTTCAATCCTTTTTTCAAAAATCATCTTCAGTTTCTTGGGTGGGAGTTACATTTGGTTCACTAGCTTTGAACCCTTCAGTCTTGCCAAACAATGCAGCAACATCATCAGCGTTCATGTCACCAGTATCTACACCAGCGGCGGAACTAAGCGACACCAATTGAACACCCACAAGTTTAAGACTTGTACCATACGTTACACCATCACGGAGAATGTATGGCTTCTGATAAAACGCAAGTTTAACACGACTACCAGAATACATCGGTGTATCTTCATCTGTGATGTGTGTCCCTTCTGTATCTACAACAGGAGGTCTTGTATCTTCATTCCAAGAGAACTTGATCTTGTACTTACCTTCAGAAACTTCTTCCCAAGGTTCAGGCTTCAACGTAGAACGTTTTGGATTCTTCAGTTTAGTTTGTGCCCATTGGATTGATTCGTTACGATCATTCTCAAGAGCGTCAATCATTTCCTCACTGACAATAGCAGCAAGGGAGTAGCCAAATTTACTTGGCTTCAGTACAGCTTGATAACCTTCAAGGACAACAGGCTGTTCAGTTTTGTGGATAGTACGTGGCATTAACAAAAAAAGTAGGTGGATTCAATAACGGATTCTGGTTCCAGATCTCCGATGATCGGTGGTTCTGTCTCCGCTCCTATTTGGTGAGCGAAGTCTCGCAAGTAATCATGTTCTGCGAAGAGGTGCATATATGTCTCTCGTACAATTGAACTGAGAGTAGACATGTCGGTAGCACGACACAATACAGAATCATGAATGAGAGCGATCGGTGCGTCAAAAGCCAACGCACTAAAGTGGAGCAGTGAGGCATCAAGGGAATGAATAAGGTTTGGTGCTGTTGCGTTCTTGTGATGTTGTTTGTCAACCTTGTCACTATCATCGACAGCAACCTGTAACTCACAACGACCCAAAAGTTGTAGCTTAACAGTAATTATCTCTTTCTTCATGAGCTTTTGGTTAACGACAAAACCTGATGGTGTTACCCATGATAGTTCTGTCTCACCTCTGTCGATTGCTTTAGCAACCTCAGCTTCAATCCAACTCATGACAGCCATAGGACCAGGTACGACCTCATCCATAGCATTTCTAACAGCAATCACTGTCTTTGTCAAGTCCTCTTTATCAATCTCAACACCTTTCTCAGCTAAAGCAGCTTTGATGTAACTACGGTTACTAAATGGCTTAGCATTGTAAGGTACTGTCATGACAACACGCTTAACAGTCTTTCTATCCATGTAAGGGCGGATAGACTTAGGACAGAAAGGTGCAGCAGTCTCAGCTACTACCTTATAAGCATCCTGTGGCTTATCAGACGGTAAGACATTAACTAATTTAGCAGTGTTCTTATCTCTAGCTAAACCTGCTAGAATCTGTAGACCACTACATGTAGCATCTGTAGCAACAGGTAGACTTGTAAAGTGTCTATCACATTTTAAGACACAATGGTAATACTCTTCACATGCTGCTAAGAATTGCCATGGCTCATCTGCTGCTTCCCAATCGTGAATGTGTAATATGGGATCAGAAGCGACACAAGTAATAAGATACGTGTTCTTCTTTACCCACTCCAAACGTTCAACCATTGGAGCTTTATCAAGACCATAAGAAGTAGCAACTTGAAATGCTAACCATTCTTCTGCTTCAGGAGTCATGTACGACTCATTAGCAAACTTCAACAAACTTTTTCCAAAGTCTGTATCTTGTGGAGTAAGAAAGGCAGGAATTGGATAAGCTCTACCCCGATAATCAAACGACCACGGAATATAAAACTTATCTCTATTCTTAAATCTTGCTACTGCTTCCATCGTCATACGAGTTCTACATGACTTCCTAAACTCTTGTGCTTGTAGGTTATGTACCTCTGCACAAGCTCTTCTGTAAGATAACCTTGACTCTTTGTTCTCAGCAATATCTACAGGTTTAGGTGGTAAGTCATGATGAATAATAGGGAGAAACTTACCAACAGCTCGTTCCAATCTATCTAGTTCTTCCGCTACTCCCACAATGAATGGGTTTAGTCGGTAAGCTACCTTCTGGATCTTGTTTAAGAACTCCAGTGGTTTATCCCCCTGTATAGATCCGCCCGTACCGCGACGCACCATAGAATGACCACGCATAACCTCATTTAATATGTAACCACCACAACAATCATTAGACCAATCATTAGGTTCTATTAACATTGGCCATGCAAGTGGGCTGAATAACTCAGCATCACGCATCACTGCGTCCTTGATCTCAAGGAACTCTGGAGTTGGGATAACATAATGGACACGTTTTCGTCCTTCTTGAAGCATGTTTTTTGTGAACCAGTTGCTACTTTGCATGATGCAGTCAAGTAACCAACCTCCAAGCTTTGCACGATTACGTGATCCCCATGTTTTCCATTCTTCAATGTCATGACGATTCATCAATGTACGAATAACTACTAGCTTTTGTTGGGTGCCAATAGAACGATGCCAATAGTTATCCTTTAGGACTTTTAATAGTCCAGGTGCATTTGTCTCATAGTGTCTCATCTGACATTCTTGCTCAATAGCAAGACCAATAGCCTCACATACTTTTGTTGCTTGATTACTGTCCTCTTTGTATGAGAATACCTTATCAAAGGTTATCTTAACAGCAATAGCAGCAGCAGCTAATGGCTCAACATCAGATAGAAACTGTTTAATCTCAACAAATGCTTTGCCTGCTTCACCTTTGGTTAAACGAGTTGTAGTTTCTTCAATACGTCGTACCACAAGAGGCAACAAGGTATCAATAGAAGCAACTCCATACACAGTAGCAGACGCATACTCTTTGTTCTCTAATTCGTAAGTGTTCTTACGTAGCTTCTTGAGTCCCTGTGCAATAGCATCACGCTCAAGTTGGATTTGTTCGTCGATCTCAGCTGGTGTAGGCAATAGGCTCTACCTCCTCTGCGTCCTTGGTGAATGTGTAATCTAGGTTGTAACACTTAGCAAGCTCAGGATAGTCTTCACTAAGTTCTTCAAATTGTTCAATCGTGATGATGCTCATCGGTGACAGGTTCGACGTGACGGATTTGATCTTCAGTAAGAACAGTAAACGCTACACCATCAGACATAAGTGCTCGGATGCGTTGCTCTGCTGAATGTTGTTTTTGATAAACATACTCTTTAATTTTACCTTGCTTGGTGGTGGCTCGGATGATACAACAAACAGAACTAGGAATCTCCCAGCCTGCAATCTTCCACTCCTCAAATTCTTCCCATGTTGGAGTATGTAGAAACTCCTCTGGTACTTCTTGCCATGCTTCCCAGTTGTTCGGATAATACTTACCACTCATCACATAATCGTACATCTAGGACAAATTGACTGCCACCGGACAATTCAGCAGCAGCCCAGGCAGCGTGCTCTGAATCGGGTGCTAAAAGATAACGCACCTGACGGTCATTTGTCCTTTTGTACTCATACTCCTTCAGTTTCTGCTTTTTTAGCACGTGTCCTCCGTGGTGGTGGTGATGGTTTGGGTTGTGGTGTCGTGTAACTATCACGCTCCGCTAGTTCTTTGTAGATAGCATCCCATTTGTGATTCTTATCACCGTAGTAATGAAGCCAACAATAGATGGCATTACGGATGTAAAAGTTATCATCCTGTGGTTTTAAGTTCATTAGTTAATAATTTGACCTTGTGTATTAGTAATTACCTTTGATGAAATCGATTACATTCTCCTTCCAATTAGATTGAGAATCGTAATTCCACACATCCTTGAGATAATCTCCCCAAGTGATGTAATCATCATTGATGAATGGTGTATCCAACCATTCTTGAATATCAGTTGTGATTGTTGTAATTGTTAAATCTCCTTTGTTGTAATACTTTGAAGTGATACGTTGGTCGCTTGCGAACAAGCTATTAGCACGTTTCCAAATAATAGCAGTGCTAAACAATCCAATCATGCCAATAACAGCAAGAAGAATAGTAGATTCAGAAAACATCATTTGTTATCAACAATGTGAACAAAGTGAGATTGGGCTGCATTGATTTCTTCATCAAGCTTTTTCATCTCTTTGAACTTGTCAACAAGGTCTTCGTTCAATGT